CTTGTCGAAAATCTTTTTACCGAACTTGTAAAGATATACCTTACCTTCGGACTCTGGATTTCCTGGGTCTTTTACCACATAGATGTTAGCGATATAAGACAGACGGCGCTTTTGTTTACGAGCCTGCTCTTTACCAGCCTCAGTGCCGTTATTCCACAGAGTAGAGTTATACTCTGATACTGGATCTTTCTCATTCAACGTAGTCAGAGAGTTCTCAATATACCAGCCACCGGGCCCTTGAAAGCCATGATTAAACGTGCGAACCCACGGAAGGTCTTCACCTTTTGGCTCAGGCAGAAAACGAATCACTGCATAACCATTGCCTGCCTTATCGACAGTAGGTTTCCAGAAGCGGTCATCACCAGATGAACCCTCGTTTTGTGGTGTGTTGATTTTTGTTGTCTCGGTTACGAGTTTGCTCAGTGAAGCCGAGCGAGACTTTTTTAGTGCGGCGAAATCTGTTGCCATATTGTATTCTCCTTGTATAGCGGTGTATGTTTCGTATTTAAGTTTGTCCAATATATCATAATGTAAACAGTGTGTCAAGACATATTTGTGTTTTATTTTGGTTCCCATTCGCAATCGTGTAGAAACCATTGCACATTATAATGCTTATCACTGGGTGTTTGATATGCTTCATAGTCATGTTCTTTCCAAGCAGTATCAATTTCGTAATTCTTCAATTTCGTTCTAAGAGATTCATTCTCCTCTCGTAGTTTTCTAAGTTCACCGACATATGCTTCTACTTCATTGTTCATTGAAGACCTCCAAAGTTAGTTTTTTACATTTTGCTCTGTCGATATTAGTATAACTATACAGAAACTTTGGGTATTTGTCAAGCAATTTCACAAAATCATTCATCATCATATCGTCTTGCTTGCGCCATAGACTGCCATAATTTACTAAATCATTCAGAATTACACATGTATTTATATGTACCTTTTTACGCAGATACAGCCTGAACAACAATGGATGTCCACTATCACTCATAAACACCTTGTTGAAGTCGGTCTCAAAGTCGTAGATAGTCTCTAAGTCTTCTTTGAAATTGTATGTAAGTGCCTCTATGTTTTGCACATATTTCTTATAGGTGATTTCACCTTTGCCTCCCATCATATTACCGATCCATGTATTCTCTGAATCTTCTATGATATTAGAGACAAGATACTTAATGAAATCTTCTCTATTGAATCTCTTGGCACACTTCTCAAACGTGTAACGGTCTTTCCTGCCAAGATAGGAACTTTCGTTCACTTTCATCTTACCATTATATCGAAAGAAATCGTAACTCGCTTGTCGAAAGTGATTCGTCACTGCCAAGTAAGTTTGATATGCCTCAAAGCCATTCATATAGGCAGTTTGGCAGTCTTAGGAAGAAAGTTAAGGTTCTGTGCTTCTGCCTCAATCTTTGATTTTAGCACAGCATTAATCAACTTGGCTGCCACCTCTACTTCTATATCCTCACGTTCACAGTACCATACAACAGCATCCATGTACGGTATACGTTTATCCATTGCTAGTTCTTCTATCATCTGAGAGAACTTAGCGGTCGTCATTACTTCAAGTGCCATTTTCAAAAACCTTATTATGTGTATTGTTTACTTTAACAAAAGTTGTACACTTTGTCAAGTCTTTTATTTTCGATGCTCCGACATATGTACACGCCGATCTGATGCCTCCAAGAATATCTTGCACAGTAGCATCAATTCCACCTCTGTAGGGAACAACGACTTCTTTTCCTTCTGCGGCTCTATAGTCTTTGAGTCCACCAAAATGTTTTTCATTTGCAGTCTCCGATGACATTCCATAGAATTTTACTTTACCATCCTCTACTACACCACCACCTTCGTCATGCCCAGCAAGCATGCCGCCTAGCATTACAAAGTCAGCGCCAGCACCAAATGCCTTGGCCACGTCTCCACTACTGATACATCCACCATCTGCAATAACATGACCACCAAGCCCGTGAGCGGAATCAGCACAATCAATAATAGCACTAAGTTGAGGCATACCAACGCCAGTTTTGATACGAGTTGTGCAAACGCTCCCAGGACCGATGCCAACTTTAACAATGTCTGCTCCATTTAATATTAGCTCCTGTGTCATATCACCCGTCACTACATTACCAGCAATGATACGCAAGTCTGGGTGATTGAGCCTGATCTGATAGATGAAGTTACTGAATCGCTCTGTGTAACCATTCGCTACATCTACGTTCAGAAACATAACACCACCGTCTGTTAGTTCTTGTACATCCCGAAACTTTTGATAGTCTGCATCAGTAGAGCCAATAGACATAGCAACATGAAACTGTCGATGGCCAACTGGCATATTTTCTGGTAATTTATCATCATCAATGTGATGATCAAAATATTCTACTAACTGATTGACTGTATACGTTTTTTTCAGACAGGTAAACATGCCATGCCAAGCCAGTTTGTCAGCCATTTCAAATGTGCCAACACCGTCCATATTTGCTGCCATGATTGGAATACCATGAAAGCCTACATGACGAACATCATTTGGAAATTCAGGCTCATAGTTTCTAAAATAAAATATTCTTTCTAGATCAACGTCTTTGCGAGATTCTAAAGTAGATCGTTTAGGCTTAATCAATACATCACTAAAGTCAAGTTTTATTTCATTCTCAATTTGCATTTTCCCACCTGTAGAAAATATGGTCTTCAATCTTTGCTGTACGAGTCTTAGTCTTTGCCCATGCAGGGCTTACATAATAAGCATGATAATGTGTAGCACCATCTGTAAAGTCAATCAGATCATCATACTTGAGTATGAATGTAAACGCCATGCCTTTTATTTTATCGTATAAATCCTTATCAATCTCTGGTATTTCATCTGATTTACCATCACAGTACCAAGAGAACTGGCATCTATTTTTGATAGGATACGTTACAAGCGGGTCCTTCCAACTACGTCTTGTTGGGCCCTGTTGTACTACTTCACAAATAGTATTAGGAAACCGTGCGTCATTTACACGATTCATCACTACAAAAGATGTTGCAATCTGTGCGGCACGACTTTGATTCCGTGCTTCCCAATACATATTATCTGCAAGACACGTTGCTTCGTCCGCATACGCTGGAGTAGACAACAAAATGGCTAAAGCCATCAATACTTTTCTCATGCTCTTACTATACATTAACAAAGAATGAATGTCAATACACTTTTAATGTTTTTCCTATAATATCTTTCGATACAACTTTTGGAAGACAATATGCTGTAGCACGATCTTTTGGATCTAAGTAAGCCTTAAACTCGTAGTTACCATATCTCTTAACAATCTCTGAAGCATACCAATTACACTCTCTGAGATCATAGAAAAACATATCTTGAGATACTAATTTACGTTGATCACCACTGCCAAGATACAGTGTCAATAGAAACACATGAACCATCTCCATTAGAGTAGCCCATTCTTAACGGCGTAAGCGAACCATACAATCAAGCCAAAACCAGTAGCAAAGAATACACAACCAAAGAGAATAGCAACAATTTCCATAAATTTTCTTCTGCGTTGCGCTTGCTTGTAGATAGTCTCCTGGCGTTCTTTTCTTATCTTGCCTTCCATTGCAATCAATTCTTCCCAAGCACCCATACCCATAGTGTACATGATATAGACTTTGAGTTGGGCCCTCTGGTCTTCCGCTTTCTTCTTGGCGGCGAACATTGCCATTGCTTCTTCTTCTACTGATCCTGAGAAGAACAACTTCTTAAAGATAGGGGGGTTCTGGGCTTGCTTCTCTGCTTCTGAAATATCTGATATGGCGGACATCCAGCGACCGAGATCACTGGCCATGGACTCAATGTCCCTGCCGATTTCAAAACCTTTTTTGATTGTGTTGAACGCCGTAGTAGCGCCTGCAAGTGCGGTGAAAGGATCAATCATCATTACCTCTGTGAGAATTATAGTAACAATAATGTAATCACAAATTTAAATGATGTATCTTCTCGTATTTATATATTCTTTCAGTCGGCAAATAATTTTGATTAGTTTGCTAATGGATTATCCAATGCTCTTTGCAACTTATTGCCCAGTCTCTTCTCTAGGTCTTCCATGTCTCTCTCTACCTTGTTTCTAAGGTCATCACTATCTGTTTTGTTCTGTTGTGCTATACGATCCTTTGCTTGATCATAGTCATTCTGGAGAGCATCCCTTTTATTTTCAAATCTTTCTTCTGCGTTTTGAATCATTTGACGGACATCAGCCTCTACTTCTTTGATATCGTCTTCTACTTGATCCATTACTGCTTCTACTCTTTTGATATCATCTCTGATACCATTCTTCATATCTTTTACATACTCTATCTGTTCGTCTGCACTCTCTTTGATATATTGTATTTCTTCTTTGAATAGAGCAATCTCTTTACTTACAAAAGACATATGTTCTTCTACTGTGTTTTGATGTTCTAGAAGGACTTTGAGTTGAGTATCAAGGCCTGATAGATCGGGTGCGACATAGTTTTGGATCTGTTCTTTCATGTCTTGGTAGTCTTTCCAAAACTCAAATGCGGCGTATGCACCACCGCCTAATGTTGACAGTGCAGTAAGGACTAAGAATATCTTACCACCTTTGAATTTTACTCCAGCGATTTCCATTTCTGTTTGTTCGGCCATTACTCTTCTCCTGCTAACTCTCTAAGTCTCTTGAGTTCTTCTTCCAGTTTCATCACTTCAAGTCTTTTCTTCTTGAGTTCTAGTTGGTATAGTGTGTTACAGTTGATTCGTTCTTTAGGCTTATCTAGTGGTATTGTAACCCTTGCATATACGCCAATGTCTTTAGTGGATGAGCCTGTTGAAGAGTCTCTGTCGCCAAATATACCTACATGATTGTCGATGATACCTGTGACACCAAACTC